GAATAACGCTGCCAAGTTGCTCCTTGGGAGGCGGCCCGCCAGTCATCATGTTCCCCACATGATTAGGGTCATACATCCCCGGAGGGGCCATTGAGGCTGGGTTGAAGCCTTCCATCGACGGCATCCCCGGCATGCCACCGAATGGCTTGCTCGGGTCAAAGCCTTGCGGCATCGGCATGCCGCCAGCACCTGGGATCCGATACTGCCCGCCGCCCTGCGGCATCACGCCCGGCCCCGTCGGGTAGGAGGTCGGACCGGCCGGCATCCGGCCATTCTGCTGCATGATCTGCTGCTGTAGGGGGCTCATGCTGCCGGGCGCGTGTTGCGATGGCGCATTGAGCGCAGCGGTGCGCTGGCCGACTGTTTGGCCAAGCATGCCGCGCCCACCAATGGGCGGGCGCTGGCCCATCTCACCACCTCGCTCGCCCCATCCGCCTATGGCGCCTCCGCCATACCAGCCTTGGCCACCTCGCCCCATCATGGCTCGAGCCGCCCAGTCCCTTGGTCCTGGCATCACGCAGCCTCCATTGTCGATCTCTCGGGCGGCAAGTGATGCCCGAGGCGCTTGTTGAAGCGATTGTTCGACCAGTCCTCGACCGTCAGCAGGCACAGCACGCCGTCGCGGTGGCGACCAAACATCCGCGGCACCTTGACGAAGGTGTAGTCATACTCGGCCAGCATCCCCAACAAGCGCTCGTCGTCGGCCGGCGTGCGCTGGAACACCATCTGACACTGGCACGTGATGAAAGGGTACTGATACATTCTCTTGATCGTCTCGCGCGTGAGCCAGCGCGGATGGATCGCGGCGCCACTGATCTCGATCACCTCAGCGACTGGATCGTAATTGTGATAAACAAGTCCGCCGATTAGCCGGCCGCCTTCGTCGATGATGCCGATCGTCTTGGCGTTTGCACCAAAGCCCAACGCGCCGACATGCGGGATCAATTGCGCCACCGCGCGCCCGACGACCTCGTCTTGCCCGTAAACGTAGCTCAGCATCATGCCTCACCACCGGAGTATGGCCAGCGGTACATTGCCATCGGATCTATCAGCGCTATCGGGTCAGTCGCCTTCTGCACCTGACCCTGCTCAAACGCCGACTTGAGTTGATTGTTGGATGCGAGCCTCTCTGCGATCGCGTTGCGCCGTGCGTCGATGTCGTAATGACCACCTTGTGCCGCGGCGATAAGCGCTAGCGGATCGACTGTGCCGCGTGGATCACCATGGCGCTGGTTCAGTGGGATCGGCCCACCATACATGCCATCACCGCTGGACATCGCCGACGGGTCGCGCCACTCCGGCGGCATGCGTGATTTTTCGATCTCGTCCCAGCCAATGTTAGAGTTCTGCGCCTTCCAGGCAGCGACGGCCTGCTCGCTCTGCGGCAAGCCCCTGATATACGGCGGCGCAAACAAGTCGCTGGAGTTTCCAGGATTGTAGTCGGCGAACAATTCGCCCGGTGCTTCTGCTGGTGGTAGTGCCATGCTCCACTCCTAGACGTTCACGCCAGCACGCTCGTAAGCGCAATCAAGAGCAATAAACTCAACTGATGGCTTGGCTTGCTGCGCCACCGTCACTTGCATAACAGGGGCGAGCGTAAACCCGGTGATGCCAATGCTGACCCACATGGTGTTGCGCATCACTGACTTTCCAGTTGCCTCCTGGTCCCACTTCGCATTATCCCAGGTGCCCTGATCCCAAACATCGATGAGCCCAGGATCTGAGCCAGAATTCGGCACAGGCGGCACCTTTATGACAAAGTCTGCGCAGCCGGCTAGCTGCGGAACAAATGGTTCGCCTGGTGATGCGGTGAACGATGCTCGAGCCTGGCGCCATACCGTCTCCTGCGCCCCTTGCTGGAACATCCCCCAGGCGCCCACTAACGTAGCGGTGTAGGAGGCGCCGTCATCATAGCCGGTGCTATCGGCCAGCATGATGATGCCGCCCTGCGTGCCAAAATACATGCTGTCACGAATAAACATGAAGCACGTTGCGTCCCAGCCAACAAAACGCGCCCATGCGTTGGTCTGGGCATTTGCCATCAGGCAGAAGCGATCACCGACAGCGCCACCAGGCGCTGCAACAAAAATCCCGCCGTACTCATCCCAATGCCGCAGCGTCCACGGCAGGGTGACCCTGTTCTTGACGGTTTCGCGCCAGAGCGGCTTGATCGTGCGCGTGATCATCGCGAGCTCGAGTTGCTCGGATGTTTTCTGGATTGCTTGCGACATCGGGATGATGCCATCGACCGTCGCGACCAGCACGTCGCCGCCGATCGACATATGCGCATTCATGCCAAGTGGCGGCGAGAGTTGATAACGACCCTCCTGGCGCCAATTATTGACATCTCCGGGATTGCTTCCGGTGAAGATCAAGGCTTCACCCAAGTCCGTCATCATGACGCATTTGTCGTCAATTCCATCCCCAGCATCGATGGACCACGTGCACCCAAACAATAATTTGCCGCCAAGCGACGCGGCGCCAGCGAGCGGGATCTTGCTTAGTGCGCCACCGATGCTGTCGATGCCGAGGTACCAAGCATTCATCGAATTCGCTTCGATGAAGAATAATCGGCTGCGGTACTTCCAGACGTAGACCAGGTTCGCGCCATGCGTGACCGGCGAGAGAGGATCCGTGGGATAGTTAATCTGGTCGGCGTTGAGGGTAATCCATGTCGTACCATCAAAGCGCAATGGGAAATCCCCGCCGCTATTGACAGCAATCAAGTAATTACCGCCAGCCGTTGACATCTGTGCCGCGGCGTAATTGCCAGATGTCTGGCCACTCTTGATCAGGGTCGGCGTTCCACTTGCCGTCACGTCATAAAGCTTGGTCGCATTGGCGGCGTACATTTTGCGGACCAGGCCACTGACATATTCGAACCCGGAGATAACCGGCGTCGTCTCTGGAAGCACAGACCATCGACTATGTCCGCCGCGCAGCTTCACGCCGCGCATCGTCGGCGCCCAGTTATCGCAAACCAACGCAGATCCCTGCGTCATGAACGCATAATTGTCGCTCTCGACGATACCAAGCCGCGGTGCCGGCAATGTTGTTACTTGCAGCTTCTGTGCGATTTGCTGCGGCACTGGCTGCCGCCTGAACATTTGATGGATGCTCATAGCGGTATGATCTGCCCTTGATAAGCAATGCTCGCATTAGCGCTGATCGGCAGCCTGCCAACGATAATTGGAGATGGACTGTCGAAGCCTGATGCTGTCGCCAGAGCGTCCTGATAAGTACCCATGTCCTCTGCGTATGGGCTTCCCTTGTTAGCTTTCCATTGCCAAATCATTCCCAATCTTAACAAGCGCTCGTCGAGAAGAATGCTGTCGGTGTCATTGACAAAGCTATCGCCGGTCCCACCAGAGCCAAGCAAAACTACATTCTTGCTGAGATAAACAAACCAAGCGCTCTCACCGACAGCGAGCACCGGGAACACATGCATCTTGCCGCCAATGATCGTCCACTCGCCATGGCTCCAAACCTCGTTAGCCGCACGCCGGCGAGCCCACTCGTTTGCATCTGGGATGAACCGCATCGGCGACACTGACGAGGTAGACTTCCAAACATCCGACGTGAGAAGCAAGCGACGGTAGTCGGATGGAAATGCAAAGGCTGTGGTGCCGTGCATCAGGCCGTCGCCGTCTGGTGGATCTGGCGACCGCACGCCATCTCCCACCAGCGTCATGATCTGCTTGAGGGCCGTCCAGTTTCTTGCGTCGGTGGCGAGACGCTGCGCCATCTCGTTGGCGAGAGACAGCATCTCTTGCATGGTGCGATTGCTGCTGATCGACGAAAAAACACTCGACGGCTGTTCAACGCCGACGACTGAGCAAACGTCCTTAACAACAGCAATAAGCGTCATTCACCTGACCCTGCCTGCACTGGCTGCGCATCCATAGCCATGCGGATCAGCGTCTTTTTGCCGATCGTCCCGTGCGGCGCATGGCCGGTGTTGGTGGCAATAAAATCACGCAATTGCTCGATCGACATACCCTCGAATTCATCGCCAGGCGCGGCCGGCTTTTCACGCTCACTCTTCCGCAGCTTGAGAAGACGCTCAGCGTCCTCCTCGAGGATGGCGTTGCGGGCACGCAAGCCCTCGAGCTCGCGTGCCATCTCCATGTTGGGGGCGCCCTTCCTGGTGTCGTCGATGTACTCCTGCGCCTTGATTTTGTATTCGCGGCCATTGACGCCGATGTTCTTTC